TATACAACGTTAAAGTGTTCCAATCAACATCAATCGGTGCTGACTCTGTAGTGACAGACGCACAAGGTTGCGTGTTTAGCCCTATGGCTTTTGGACACGTTCTGAAAAGACCAATATCAATCGAAACGCAAAGAGATGCTAGCAAATTGCTAACTGAATATGTGATTTCGACTGCTAGAGGTAACGCAGTTCTTAAAGCAAACTACGCAGTTAGAGTTAAAGGAGACAAACAAATCGGCAACTAATAATTGTTGATTTGAGTCCTCCAGGCTCTACACAGAAAGGCCCCGATTCCCCTTTTGGGGCCTTTCTTATATTTCCATAAATAATATTATGTTAGGAAGGACCTAACATTAAATTAATAAGGAAGGACCTTTATGGCTCAATTCGCTACTGACGACAACATCAAGGAATACGAACCAGATATTCACAACTACGGTATTCAAGATTTTGATGATCTTCACGCAAAGACATACGACGATATAATTAGACTCCTAAACATTAAATGGTGGAGATCTAGTGAGTATAACAGATACGACATATCAGTTATACAATCGGAAGAAAGATTATCACCAAGCAAGTTAGTAACATCAGAATTCACAAGGGCCGCTGTGTTCCACGTTCTGGGACACTATGTATATCCCCGTTTATCCACATTCGATCCTAATGGCGATGTGTTTATGGAGAAGATGAGGTATTACAAAGAACAATTCGAGATTGAGTTCGATTTGATACTCCGTCAAGGAGTTTCCTACGACATCGACTCATCTGGCACGATATCAGATTCAGAGAGGCAGTCCTTCCATTTCAATAGATTGGTAAGGTAATGTCAGCCAGAGAAAACATAGCAATCAATCTAGTAAAACAATTAGAGAATATGACGAATCCTGCTGTGGGGTCAGTGAGCAGAGTCTTCTTTGATGTCCAGAAACTAGCAATCACACAATTTCCAGCGATCCTAGTTACGACATCAGATGAAACACGAGCAGACATTTCGACAGACTTACGACAAGGCACCATTAGATACAACTTAAGGTGTTATGTAAGAGGCACACAAATAGATACGCTTCGCAATGAATTAGTTGAGCGTATTGAAGAAACGCTAGAAACTGATCGTGCCCGAGACATCGATCTAGCGGCTAGCAACATACACAATGTGACAACCAGAGTGGTCAATGTAGAAGTAGTAGAACGAGAACTTCCATTGGGCGAGGTAATTGTCAGTGTAGATGTAATCTACAGATACAAAAAAGGAGTATTATAATGTCAGCAACGATGTTTAAAGACGGAATTTCGAAAGTCTTTCACAATCGCAAGATTGCGGAGGCCAAGGAAGCAGGATGGACCTTTAGTCCTGATGAGGTAAAGATAAAATTAAAACCTAGGAAAAAAATCACAAAAGACAAAGTGAGTGTGACCGAAGTAGAAATTATCAAGCCTACTACAACAACAACAGACGATCTTTCGGGTCCGGAAGATCTTAATCAAGAAGGAGACTAATATATGCCTACTAACGCAGGAACATATACAGGTGAATCAGGCACGATCGAATTCGGCACTAGTTCATCACAATCAACGGTCGCTTCCGTGAGATCTTTCACAATCGACCAAGAAACACAAACAATTGAAGACACAACTATGGGAAGTGTTGATAGAACTTACAAAGCAGGTCTATCACAATTCAGTGGATCGGCTGATGTATATTTCAGAGACGACAACACTGCTCAAGTTGATTTATTCAATGCGATTGGATCAGACACGACCAGCACAATCAACCTTTATCCATCAGGAACAACTACAGGTGTTAAATTATCAGGTAATGTAATCATTACTGGTCATTCAATTACCAGCAATTTCGATGGTATGGTTGAGGCTTCGATCACATTTCAGGGATCTGGCGCACTTGTTAGAACCGAGTTATAATGTTAAATGTAACTTTTACCAGTCCTAGTTCGATCACTAAAGGTCTAAAGAGGTATGTCCAACAAGAGGTTAAAGAATTCAGCAATGAATTGTTTAATCAATTGAAAACGGTCACACCTAAAGCAGATGTTAAGGGTGGTAGAGCAAGGGCTGGTTGGTTACAAAAACAAAACGGTCCATACAATGTTAATTTAAGTAATAGAGTTCCTTACATCGAAAGATTAGAGAACAACTATTCTAAACAAACTCGTGGAAGAGGAATAATGAAACCGGCCATTGCTAACACGGTGGCTCGAAGACAAAGGAGAAACACAAGATGAAGACACTAGAAAAAATCAGTCAGCATTATCAGAAAGCAATCGCTGGCGATATGGAAAAAATAGAAGTAAAAGAATGGGATATGGATATCTATTGTAGAAGAACATATCCATTCAAGGATGAAGCAAAAGTTATTGAACTTCAAGCACAGGGCAAAACGGTAGAAGCACTGGTAGAAAGTTTGATAGTGAAGGCTTTAGACAAAGACGGTAAAAAGATTTTTAGAGACGCAGACAGAATCAATCTTATGAACGAGGCTGATCCTGCTGTGATTATAAAAATAGCGGGTCAGATCAACAACATCGGTATGAGACAACCGTTGGAGACGCTCGCAAAGGAATAGAAACCAACGCCGATCTTGGTTTCATTATGATGTTGGCGGATAGGCTCAAGAGGCCCATCCAAGAGATAATGGAACTTACGGTGTTGGAGTTGGACCTATGGTCCGCGTGGATAAAAAAAGAACAAGATGCCGCCAACAGGCAAATGAGGAGGATGAAGACTCGTGGCAAACCAGGCTCGCGTTGATATTGATGTAGTAGTCAAGAATACGCAAAGGATAGAAGCACTAGAGAAGGCACTCAACAGGACACAGAAGAGTGCTGTGACGCTAGGATCAGCGGCCAAGATAGCCGGCACAGCCATAGCGGCCATCGGAGTCGGTAGAGCATTACGAAGCCTAATCCAGGTGGGTCAGGAAGTAGAGTCTTTAGGTTTAAGATTCAAGTTCTTGTTTGGATCAGCGGAAGAAGGTGCCCGAGCATTTGACACACTAACAAAATTCGCCAGCAAGGTTCCGTTCTCCCTGGGAGAAATATCTAAAGCATCAGGAAACCTAGCGGTAGTATCCAAGGACGCAAACGAACTAGCGACCGTGTTAGAGATAACTGGTAATGTCGCGGCTGTGACAGGATTAGACTTCCAGACCACAGCATCACAGATCCAGAGGGCTTTCGCGGGCGGTATAGCATCAGCGGATGTGTTCAGGGAAAGAGGTGTAAGATCATTATTAGGTTTCCAAGAAGGTGCTAAAGTAACAGCGGAACAGACAAGGGCCGCATTCGCGAGAGTGTTTGGCAGAGGTGGGGAATTTGGCACAGCCACTGATGAATTCGCAAAAACATTAGAAGGAACACTTTCTATGTTGGGCGACAAATTATTCAAGTTCCAAGATGTAGCCAGCCGATCGTTCTTCGAAGAACTTAAAGGACAACTAGGCGACCTTAACGATTTCTTTGAGGAGAATTCAGAAACCATTGATAGATACGCAAGGTCACTGGGAGAAGGACTAGGCACCGCTGTAGTCACGGTAGGTAAGGGATTAAAATTACTGGCTGACAACGCTGACCTAGTCAAGTTAGCGGTAGAATCTATCATAGTGTTGGGTGTAGCACAGGTATTCTACAACATATCTAAAGCCATACAGGCGGCCACGGTATCAATGTTAGCCTTCAATACGGCCACAAGAGCCAACATAATTCTAGCAGTAGCATCAGGGTTAGCCGCCCTACTAGGTTACCTAACACTCACGAAAGAAAAGACCGATGAGTATAGTAATTCACTCCTAGAACACGGCGACATATTAGATGACATAGAAAAACACTATGGAGGCACAACCGAGGCAGTAGATAACCAAGCAAAGGCCTTCGAAAATCTAAAACCACAGGTCATAGATATGAACGCTGTGTATCACGAATTCAGCACAGCCACAGAACAGGCGGCAAACAACACCAAGTATCTACAGGCGCAATTAGACAAGATCAGGATCAGTTATGACAACCTTAAGGGAGCCAACAAATCATTCGTAGAAGAGATATTGAGATTGGGCGAGACCGAATACGAAAAGATCAGAAGGATTGAAGAAGATAGATTTAAAAAATTAAAGAAATTATACGATGACGGAGAAATCAACGCTATAGAATACGAACAACTTAAGACGGAGATCACAAAGGAAGGCATCAGGGAGAGAGAAGAATTAGCCAAGAAAGAAGACCAGGAGGCACAGGAAAGACATCGAAAAAATATAGATTTAATCAAGCAAGGTAAGTTTGCGGAAATTGAACTAGAAAAGATGACCGGAGAACAACGAAATAAAATCGTATTAGAAACCGGTAAATCAATCCTAGCCAATATGGGCACATTTGGTAAGAAAGCATTTGAAGCCTACAAAGCAGTCCAGATAGCGGAAGCACTGATAGGAGCAAAAGCATCTATCGTCCAATCTTATGCTAAAGGGGCGGCGATAGGAGGTCCAATCCTAGGTGCTGTGTTTGGAGCGGCGGCGGCCGCGGCCACACTGGCTCAAGTAAATGCTATCCGAGCACAACAATATCCTGGCAGGGAAAAAGGTGGTATCATTGCTTCAGGTCAATCATACCTGGTTGGAGAAAATGGTCCAGAAATTATAACTGCGGGAGCAAATGGTTATGTGACACCTAACAATATGTTAGGAGGCAGTTCAACCACAATCAATTTCAATATCACAGCCACCGATGCCGCGAGTTTCGATGAATTATTACAACAGAGAAGAGATACAATCGTGGGTGTGATAAATCAAGCACTCAATGAAAGAGGCAGAAGGAGTTTAACAGCATAATGTCAGGAACACTATCAACGAATTATTTTGAGTCAGCAGAAATCACTAGCAACACTACTACAAGAACTAGTATGACTATTGGTAATAGAATGATACGAAGACAAATTGGCGGACAATTTTGGACTTTAAAATTATCCACAACAAAATTAGATCAAGAAGAAATGGCGGCTTTATATGCTTTCATAGTCAAGCAAGAAGGAGCATATGAGAGTTTCAGTTTCATCCCGCCCATACACGGAAACACAAGAGGCACATCCATATCTGGCACACCAGCGGTCACACAAACATATGCCGCGGGTCTAAAAACAATAAGAGCCAACGGAGGATCAGGCACATTAAAAACCGGTGACTTCATCAAGTTCAGCAATCACGACAAAGTGTATATGCTGAC